TCAGCGTGCATTGCCTCGATTGCTGCCATGCCGTTCTCGGCAAAGTGCTTTGCCAGCGCCTTGAAGAAGTCCTCTTGCAGGATCGACCTTGAACTTTTGGGCCTGCCAGCGGGGTTGCCTGATTGCCCCGGCTTCCACTTCAAATCATCACGCAGATGCGCCGGAAGTCCGGGCTGTTGTGCGGCTGTATCATCAGCCATTGTCTCGACTCCTTACGGTTGGTCGATGGGGTTAGTTACCCGTCCCCGGTGTGAAATAGATCTTGCCGGTTGATGCGGCGGCGATGGCGGTGGCGTAAAGCGCGCTGCCGTCCTTGTTGGCAAAGCGCAGGATCTCGGTGACGCCGGGGCCTACAGGCATTGCGGTTGCAACGGCGCTGGTGACGGCGACTGTGCCGAAGCCGATCCATACGGTTGCGGTGCCGTTGTTCATTACCCGAATTGCGTTGCAGCTATCAGCGGTGATTAGCACGCGCTGGCTTGAGCTGCTTACGTCAATGTTGACGGTCGCGGCAGGGGTGGGCCTGAAAGCCTGAATCATGGGGTTAGCCTCTCATGGTGATATTCGCCCGGTCCGCCAACTTTGCACACAGTGGTTAAAGGCTCTGCGGCCATAGGGTGCTTGTGTGAAGAAGTGGCCGGGCAGGCCGGAGCCTATCTCGTAGAAAAGCCCGCAACCGTTTCCGGCGCGGGCCTCAGTCGCAATAAGCAACTATGCATTTCCGCCCCTAAAGGCTTTTCGTCCAATTGTCAAGTGGGGCTAGTTCGGCTTGGGGACAAACACAGTCACATCGTCACCATCAAACGAACATTCAACGCCTTCGCGCATCCGGTATCTGCCATCCTCGCCTTTGTAAGCAATGCCGTCAGTGACAAACGAATCCATGATAATTTGCGATGCTTCGTATTGCTGCTGTATTGACATGCCGAACCATTCTTCGTCGGTCATATCTTGAATATCTTCAATCGTCATATCCCAACTCCTTGCGAAACTCCGCCCGGCGCTTAACGCCCGCATTGGTCAAATATAACGGCGGGGACCACGGGCTAAACCACTTGGCTATCAAGCCCTCCTTGTAAAGCGGGGCAATGTCATGTTTTCCAATTTCACCGCGCGTTGCCCATGTCTTATAGCTTAGCCTTCTATCCATTAGATAAAGCCCGCGATGCGCCCACTTTGACCTTGCTTTGTAAGCCTTGCAAAGCGCATGTTTCGCAGCGAGAGGAATATCAGTCATGTCACCAACTGCGCAAGCGCCTTGATTGCAAACCGCAGGCGTTGTGCGTCCAGTTCGTCCGGAATTGTGCTTGTCCGCTTGGCGTAAATGATCCGGTCCAGGTATTCGGGACCGCTATCGGGATGAACGTCGATCACCAGCGCGTCAAACTGCGTGCGGTGTTTGATCTTGGCCAGGCTATCGCGCAGCCATTCCTCGCGGCGCTTGATCTTTTCATGGTCCATGTCGGCAATGTTGCCGTGCGTTCGGTCGCCCAGGGGGCACTTGTAGCTGCCGGTGGCGTAGGCTTGCCAGTAGGCGTTAGCGATCCGCCTGCCGGTGTCTAGCAGCGCCTTTGCGTCCGATCCCTCGCCTAGCAACCCGGCGCGATATGCCCGGCCCAGTGCATCGCTGCCGTCAGGCCCGTAGAGCGCCTGCATCGCCTGGGTGCGGTCTGACCCCCTGTCGAAGGCGGGAACGTGCCCAGCGCGGCTTGGGCGGGCACCTGTGGCGGTGCGTGGGCCGGGTTTCCTGCGTCTGCCTGCTTTAGCCATTATCATTCCCCCGCGATGTTTAAGTGGTTTGGTTCCGTGTGTCAGTCATCATCCTGTCTCCAGTTGTGCCGAACCCATTGCTCGCGCTCGTATTCCTGTTTCTGCGCCATCCGCAAGGAATTAGCCGCCGACCATTCCGCGTTCTGCCCAAGCCTAACTTGGTTTTGGCTGTCAACAAACCACTCGCCGCCGCGTTCCCTTGCTGTGGGGTGCATCGTCCGGTTGTAATGGTCGCATAGGTCAAAGACATATGGCCTGCCGGTGCGTTCAAACGGTGGATAGTATGATCCAGCCGATCCGCCTTCGTCAAACTTTGCCATCGTAATATCCCTCTATCAGTTTTGCGAAGCTGGACGGCTGCAACAGAAAGTCAAAATTGGCTTTCCAGCCGGTCTTGTTTTCACCCTGGAGGAAACGGGAACGCCGGACGGCGCGGAAAGCTGATTGCCATTCCTCCAGCGTGTTGGTCCTCAGTCCCGTCTTGATATGCCTGCGCCGCTGGTCGGTCAACTTGGCAACCTTGGGCAAACCTAGATCACCCGCCAAGCTATTCCAATCATCGACAAGTTCGCGTGCATCGTCAGATGCACAAGGGCGTAAGCCCTTATTCTCTGTTTCTTCTTCTGTCTCTGTAGTCTTATGGCGTGACTGTAACGCTACATGCCCGTTACTTGTGTTTCTTTTCGTGTATTCCTCGTGTGTTAAGTCCCGCTTTTTTGCGTTGCATATGCGACATGCGGTTTGCAAATTGGACTCAGAATGATCCCCACCATGCATCTCCGGAACCTTGTGGTCTAAGGTCAAATCATCGCTTGATCCACAATAGACACATGCATTTCCATCCCGCTCATAGATCATCTGGCGCAGCCCCTTGGTGGGTTGCCATTGCGCTATTAGGCCCCTCTCTTTTCGCGTTTGCCGATACCGTTTGACGCGCTCGTTTGATGAATCCCCTTTGAACTGTAATTTATCCCAAGCGTGCGGCTTCATGTCCGGCCCAATCAAACCAACGGCGACAAGTCTCCGTCTCACCTCATCTAATTCTGTCAGTTGTATGCCCATGGTTACCGCGACCATGCGTATCCGCAAATCCGGATCAGGCTCGTCTAGCGTCCCGCTCGCCGTCAGGCAGCAAAGCGAGACAAAATGCCAGCGATCCTCAAACGCAAGCAGTTTGAGTTTGGGATCATCAACAATACGATGATACAGCCTGAACCACGGTAAAGCGGTCATGGCTTGCAAGCCGGACGCAATGGCGTTAAATGGGTAATGTTCATTCGCTCTACTCCAGCGATTGCAACAGGGCGGGCCTGATGTGTCGCAACATCGGCTCGCCCGCCTTTATGCCTTAACTTTGCCTGCCTTGCAAGGCTTGGGCCACCAGCCCTTGAGAACCGTCTGCGGCGCGCTCTCGACCGGCATATCAGCCAGCCTTACCCGCTTGTCCGTGCGGGGCCTGCGCGCCCACCTGTCAATATCCATCTCTGCCACCGTCCGATGTCGATAGGAAAACGTCATAAGGCAACCTCCAATCGTGCGCGGCCATCGGCCTTGTGGATCATCATCGTAAGCACGAACCGGCTATCGTCGGCCCCTAGCGCGTCCGCTATGCCGTCAAGCGCAGCCTTTGCCGACGCCAGCGCGTTGTCTATATCACGGCGGCGGTTGTCCACCGGGTAAAACGCCAGCACCATCGGGATACGGTCTTGCTCCGCATAAAGCGCAAGGTTCGCTTTCGATCCTGCCGCTGATATAATCGCCCAGCTTGCCGCCTCGCGCGCTTTCTTCTTTGCCCGCGCAATCGTCGCCCAATGCGCCCTCGCGTTCGGGGAAAGCACCTTGTCCGGATAGGGCAAAGTGACGATCACCGCTTGTGCTCGTCCATTACCGCGCGAACCTGATAGGCCCGCAGCGTGGGCACAAATTCGCCCCACTGGCCTATTGCCTGGACGGTTATCCCCAGCGCCTTGGCAAGCGCCGTTGCGCTCCCGAAGGCGTCGATGGCTTCCTTTTTTGTCAACATATGTCGCCGCTTTCCGTTAAAGTCCGCTTGACATACATTTAAGGCGGCTTTACGTCAAGGGCAGGCAACGGAGAAAGCAAATGAACATTGACGAAATGACCTACGGCGAGTTGAAAGCGATTGCAGCCATGTTTTCTGGCGCGCAACCTTTGCCCCCTGTTACCGACCATGCGCCTATCCCGGTGGTGGTCTGCACCGACAAGCGCGGCGTGGTGTTTGGCTATTGCGCTGACACTAGCGCCCGCCCGATCAGGTTGGATAACGCGCGCATGTGCCTTTACTGGTCTGCCGATGTCGGCGGCGTTTTTGGCCTTGGCGAGAAGGGGCCGACCAAGGATTGCAAAATTAGCGCAACCCTGCCCGCCGTATCACTTGAAGGCGTTACCGCGATTTTCAGCGTTGAACCCGCCGCCGTGAAGGCATGGGAAAACGCCAAGGTGCAAGGCCGCTGATATGGCGCAGATGATCTTTGGCGAGAAGCCAATTGGCTCTGGCTATGGCTCTGGCTATGGCTATGGCGATGGCTATGGCGATGGCTCTGGCTATGGCGATGGCGATGGCTCTGGCTCTGGCTATGGCTCTGGCTATGGCTATGGCTATGGCGATGGCTCTGGCTATGGCGATGGCGATGGCTCTGGCTCTGGCGATGGCTATGGCGATGGCTATGGCGATGGCTCTGGCTCTGGCTCTGGCTCTGGCGATGGCTATGGCGATGGCTATGGCTATGGCTATGGCGATGGCTCTGGCTATGGCTATGGCGATGGCGGCATTACTGTTATTGAGGAGAGTTGAAATGGAAACGTCACCCGAGATAGGCGAACTGGCTGGCGCGCTGGCCAAAGGTGACGCGAAGGGTGTTGGCTGGTTCCAAGTGCGGGGCAACCGTGGCTATTTTGTCAGTGAATTAGGCGAAGTGTGGTCTTCACGATCTCGGCGGTTGCTAAGGGGAGGACGTGCTGGGATTGGCTATCGTTCCATTATGTTCCCAGATGGGCGATCATACATTCATTATGTCGTTTGCGAATTGTTTAATGGCCCGCGCCCCAGCGAAAAGCATCAAGTCAGGCATCTTGACGGCGATCTATCCAATAATCGTTACGACAATCTGGCGTGGGGAACCCCAGCGCAGAACGCCGCCGACAAGAATCTTCATGGGACAAGTCCTATTGGCGAAAGAAATGGGCAGGCGCGATTAACCCGCGCCGATGTAATCGCCATGCGTGAACTTCGCAGCAACACAAGCCTTTCATTCAAGCGCATTGCGCAGATGTTTGGGGTCACGGCAATGACCGCTCATCGCGCTATTACAGGAGTATCTTGGAATGTCTAAAATCAATGCAGCGATTGCCGCCGCAATGTCTGACGTAAAGCCGCTGGCAAAGGATGATCGCAACCAGCACGGCAATTACAACTTTGCCGGAATTGATGCCTTTCTCGACCTAACGCGCCCGATCTGCGCCAAGCATGGGCTAAATATTTTGCAGGACGAGGAAAGCATGGAAGTGCTAGACGTTCCAGGCAAGAACGGCCCGCAAAAAATGCTTCTCATGCGCTTTGCCTTTACCGTGTCAAAGGATGGCGAAAGCATAGGCCCCCTGCATCGGTCGATCATGGTCCCTGCCAGCATGGGTAGCCAAGCTTTTGGATCGGCACAATCCTATGCGCTAAAGCAATTTTTACGGTCGCTTTTCCAAATATCGACTGGCGAAAAAGACGACATAGACCACCACAACACCGGAGAGTTGGCCACCTATGCGCCGCCAGCGAAAAAGGAAAGCGCCCACAGCGCCTTGAAAAACGCGGTGCGCGGCTTTGTCCGGGAAATGGAAGCCTGCGGCGATTGGGATATGTGGTGCGCCTTTCGGGACAGCAAGGAAGCCCGCGACGTTATCGCGCAGGTTAAGGAAAAATTACCCGAATGGTGGAGCACAGGCATAGGGATGCCCGAGGAATTTATCCCGCTGCAACGGCGGATTGAAATTCTGGAAGCAAACTTTGCCAACCAGATTGCAGACGTTGCGACCGTATGAGCCGAACCCCTGCCCTGACCTTCGTAGACCGCGCGCAGCGGCACAAGCGCATTGTCGCCGCATATGAGAGCGGGGCAAGCTCGCGCGCCGTGGCGGATTGGTTCGGCATGAACGATAGTCATGTCCGCTATGTGCTGCGCCTTTACGGTGTGGCGCGCAGGCCGGGCAGACCTTCCAATTCCAAGGGACTGGCGGTTGCCCAATAAGCGCCGCCAGCAAGTTTGATGCAAATCAAGTTCAACATCAATGAGAATGAAGTGACGGCAGAGATTGCCCCCAAGTCGCTGCAATATCTCTATGAACTTAGCCCGGTTACCCGCGCTGATCTGCTTAAGGATATGCTCTATGATGTAAGCAACCTTTATGATCAGGCGGTTGCGGCGATCTTTCCCAGGACAGCAAACTAATGCTACCGCCCAAACTCCCAAAGCGCCCCAAGCGCGAAAGCCGCTGGCGTTCACAGGCTCACTTATCGTTCGTTAGATCGCACCAGTGTTCAATGCCAGGCTGTGCAGATATGCCTATTGAGGCTGCGCACGTTCGCAAGGGCAGCGGGGCAGGCTTGGGGCAAAAGCCTAGCGATTATTTTGCGGTAAGCCTTTGTTCCCGCCACCACCAGCAACAGCATACAATGGGCGAGGATACATTCTGGCAGCTTTACCAGACGGCAAGCGGTCAGGATGTTGGCAAGTTGCTTGACGCTTTTTGCAGGGCATCCCCCAAGCAAGCAGAGATTGCGCGCGAGATAATTGGGCGGTAAAATGGCTAACGGTCAAACCATCATCCTGCACCGCAACCGGGATGCAGCCCACCGCGTCATTGACGCTGCGCCCGATGGCAGCGTTGTCACCGTCACGCCAGCCAAGCGCACGGTAGATCAAAATTCTAGGCTTTGGGCAATGCTCAGCGACATATCCCGCGCTAAGCCCGAAGGCCGCTCGCTTACCCCGGACGTTTGGAAGTCGCTATTCCTCCACGCGCTGGATCACTCACAGCGGTTCGAAATGGCTTTGGACGGCAACGGCATGGTGCCCACCGGCTTCCGCAGCTCGCGCCTGTCGAAAGAGCAAATGAGCAACCTCATGGAGTGCATTGCCGAATACGGCGCGCGCTTTGGGGTATGGGGCGAGGACTAAGCCCTAAGCGCCGCTAACAGCGCGTCACTGCCCTTGCGGACGTTCTTGCGGAACACCGCTTCCATGCTCAGGCTGTCCAGCCCGGTGTCGAAGTCGTTCTTCGGCTTGCAGTTCATTACCCGCGCAACAGGCATTGCCTCGGTGTAAACCGGCACTGGCCTCGGTTGCGGGGCTTCGGTATATTGGCGGGGCCTCGGCTCGGCGGCTGGCTTGTAGGACTTCCATTCCTTTGCCGGGGCCTTCTTAAGCCATCTGGGCGTAAACCGCGAGCAAGGGGCAATCATCATGGCGTCCACCGCTGCGGCAATCTGCATGTTGGTTTCAATATCAAGCCACATCTTTTCAACCGCGTAGATCACCGTTGAATGGTCCCGGTGCATGATCTGGCCGATCTGCGGATAGCTTAGGCCAAACCGCTTGCGCATCACGTAGAAGCACACATGCCGGGCGCGCACCAGATGCTTGCTGCGCTTGTGGCTGACAATCTCGCGCGGGTCGATGTTGTAGTATGCGGCAACGTTTTCAATCAGATGCACAGTTAAGCCCCTTTTCCATCATCTCGGCCCATGCCTCGAGGCGCTTTGCAAACACCCGTATTTCAAACGGCTGCGGTGGATCACCGCGCGCGTCTGCGTCAGCCATTGCCTGCAATTCAGCGGCGCGTTTTTCTAGGGGGGTCATGTGGTTTCTCCAAACATTTGTCTGCGTTTAGCGCCAGCGCGCCTCCAATAGGTATGAACTCCCCGCCGTGCGGCTTCTGCGCGGGCTTGCCGGATGGCCGCGTGACGGCGCAGGCGTAGGGGAAGGGTGTATAGCCACCAGAGATCGCGCAGGCGGTTCACGCCGCCACCCCCGGCAGTTTAATGCCTTGCATCTTGGCGACAAGGCGCATGTGGGCCAATCGGCTGGCAGGGATGCCCCGTGCGCGCCAGCTATGCACTGTCGAGATCGGAGCGGCAAGCAAGCGGGAAACGGCAGTCGTGCCCCCCATTGCGTCGATGATTGCGTTTGGTTCCATGCCAGCCTTTTGCGATATGCGCAGGGACAGTGCAAGACCTATTTTGCATTAGGTGCATTTTCTTGTTGCGATATGCGCAAGGCACGCTTACAAGGATGCCAGCACAACGGAGAAACCCAGATGACCCCCGCCGAACTTACCGAAGCCGCTAACCGCATCTTGAGCGCGCTGCGCTACTCTCTCTGCACATGGTATGCAGACGTTTCCGAACAGCGCGAAGCCGCACAGCGCGCGCTTGATGGTGATACGGTTGACCTTGAACTGCTGCTGGCCATTGACGACGCCGAACTGTGGCAGCGGGCCGAATGGGCGCAGGACGAATGGCTTGCAGCTTGGACGCCAACCGTGGTTTGGGGGATGGCAGCATGAGCAAAGAACACTTCATGGCAGCGCATGAGGCGCTTGTTGAGGAATACCTTGACGAACACCCGGAAGCCACATGGGAGCAAGCCTATTCGGCAACTGCCGATGGCGCTTACAATCGGATGCGGGACCGTCTGGCCGATATGGCCGACGACTACCGCCAGCGCCGCAAGGAGGACTTGGCATGACCACCAAACGCAACGCCAGGATGCTTGCAGCCAGCGAGCGCGAATTGACCCTGCGCCCGGTGCGCGAGGCTATTGACTACGGCGCGCTGGACCGCATTGCCGCCTTTGCCGCCGAACGCCGCGCGGAGATCGGCGAGGCGCGCTGGCTGGAACTTAGCAAGGAGTTTGACGCATGAAAACCGCCCTTGAACTATACCGTGCCAACCGTGCGCAATTCCTGCGCGAGTTTGCGCTTGTGCTGGCCATCGTGGCGATGCTGCCGGTGTTGGCGTGTATTGCATGAGACGCGCGCCGATCATTCACCACGGCACCCCCATGACGCCGCGCGCAGCCTTGCTTGACGTTTGCGCCGGGCGGGCAATGTGCGTCAGTTTCTGGCGTCCGGACGATGTGGAGGCAGTCGAGGCTATCAGCCCGGCCATCATGTTTCGACAACGGCGCTTATTCCGAATGGCGCGCAGCACAGAAGCGCGGCGAGGAATGGTTCATCCGGCAGGATTGGTCGCCCTATTTCGAGTGGCTCGAACCGCGCCTGTTTCAACCGGGCCGCTGGGCAGTGATACCGGATGCGCCGGGCGCACCGTCACAGATCAACGATTCACTGCTGACAGATTGGCCATTTGGGCAGAAGGGCGCGCCGCTCTGGCACATGGACGGGCCGCTAGATCGTTTGCTGCGCCTGTGCGATCAGTTCGACCGGGTTTGCTTAGGCTGGACCGGCAAGGGCAAGCATCTGGACTGCCCGGAATACCACGCGCGCATGGACGAGGTTGCGGCGGTTCTCGGCAATCGCTGGCCAGTGTTGCACATGATGCGCGGCGTGATGGTGGCGCACGATTATCCGTTCACCAGTGCGGACAGCACCAGCCTAGCGCAGAATGGATGGCGTCGTGACAGTCCCCTATTCACCGATGACCCATGGCGCGGACGGCGGGCCTATGCCGACAAACTTGAAGGTCTTAACCGGCGCGTCCGCGATAGTCTCGGCGGCGCATCGGAGCCGGGACGGGGCTTTGCACGGCCACACATGGGAAGTCGTCGCATGGTGGCCGGAAGGGGAATGTGCGGTCAAGAAGAAGGCCGCGCTAACCAACTATCTCTCGATTTTTGACCATACGGTTTTGGGCGACGAAACCGCATGGGGCGAGGCTTTGGCCACCGCCATCCTGCTTGGCATGGATTGCCACAAGGTCGAGGTTCGACGCCCGTTAGAGGGGCTTTTTGCCATCGCTGAAAGGTTTCCAGCATGATCCGCACGTTTCGTTCAAGCGCGCCCCACGGCCTCGCAGACGCCCGCACAGGCCATAACTCAGCCGCGCAACGGCTGCACCACTTCGGCCCGATCCAGCCGATGCAGGAGCCACGCCGGGGATGGATCGCCCGGATTTTTGGGAGGATCGCATGACCACCCCCAGCAAGGCCGCGACTGAGGCGGCGGAACCTACGACCATGATTATGACCAAACCAACGCTGCGCGTTGTGCAACAATACAAAATGGTCAAAGTCCCCGCCGCCGGTTTGCGCGGTTTGTTTTTTGATGTGGACCAAGAACAGCCATCAAGTTACGAAATGCAGCAACGCATTGACGGCGTTTGGACCCCAATCGACATTGTGCATGTGAGAGCAAAAAAGGCCAACCCGATGACTGACCCCGAGAACGCAGCCAAGCCGGATACGGTGGAAGCGGTGAGGAACGCTATCGGCAACGCTATTTTTGACACCGTGGAAAGCGATGTCCGTGCTTGTGCGCTTACTACGTCCGAGCTGGCCATAATCGCCCAAGCAGCCATCGCCGCAATGCAGCCCGTGGTGACTGATGCACCAGAAGCCTATCTCCACACGTTACACATGGAAGGCAGTCAGACGATTTTGTCCACGCGGTCCGAACCGCCTAGCCTGTTTGATGTCTGGCTTACGCTAAAAGCATGGTGGCAAGGCGTGGGCGTCCCGCTACGTCTCTATTTAGAGACTATGACCCCGCTGATCATTATGGCCATGCAGGTCAGAACCGAAGATGCCGCTACTAGAGCGACCAAAGATGCAATCCGCAAAGATCGCTTAGTCCCCCAGCGTTAGCGCCCATTCCCGCGCCGACTGCAATCGCATGGTGTTCTCGGTGCAGATGTCCACATCTTCCGGCTTTACCGCAACCAGGATGGCAGGCTCACTTCCTCCGTCAACACCTTGGGCACTGCCACTTTCGGCGGCGGCAAGGGCTGAGCCGGTGCCACACGCAACGGGGCGGCGCACGCCCCCAGAAGCAATGAACCGCTCAGAGCGGCTGTTAGCGCCATCCAGCGCCTTGCGGTAGTCACTATCGGTTTCATCGGCTTTGCTCCTGTAGCGTGCCTCTGCGGCAAGATTTGCGGCAATCTGCGCGGTTTTAGCGTCCGACTGCGCGTTGCGATAAGCCTGCTCTGTGCTGGCAAGCACGCGCTTGTATTTTGCTGCGTTGTGATGGCCAAGCCAGCCCCACGCCAGCGAGGCCACCAGCGCGGCGATCAGAATGTTGCGGGCGCTTGCTGTGATCCAGGCAAGGGCCTTGGTAAATCCGCCGGTCAGGAATTGCAGGGCTATGCCGATCATGTTATGCTCCTGGGGCTAGTGTGACCCAGCGAATGCTGGTGTAGGTCTGGCACCGATGCTGCGGCATGGCCCGCCCTTCCGGTCCGCAAAACCGGCGCGCACTGAACAAAGTGCTGCCGCAGCATTATACCTCACCCTTTCCGATTGTGGCGCGCAGCAAAGCCATGCGCGCAGCATCGCGCAGGATGCGCTTTGCCGCCTCCTCGACAATCGCCGCATCGCGTGCGGGCAAACGCAGGGCCACCTCGCGCAGTGCGTCGTGCAGTTTGTCAGCCGTCATGCGCCACCACCTCGCCGCGAAACCATGCCTTGCCCCGGATCACTTCGCACAATTCAGGCGGGCACATTGCGCCATGGTCGAATGTCAGCACAGCAAAGCCGCTGTTCGCCGGGCTGGGGCTGTTTTCGTGGTATTCAAATTGCGCGCCATGCAAATCAGCCAAGGAACCAGTTTTCACACCCCACCGCCGACCCCGGTAATCGCCAAACGGGGTGATGCTTAACCCGTGAGTGTGCCCGGTTACGATTGACAGCCCGCTGCGCAGAACGTCATTATATCCGCTGTGGACCCCGTTGTTAAACCGATGCTTTACCATCACCGGATGCGGCTCCGATCCATTGATTAGCGTTGACCAGAGCATTTCCCACGCGGGGAAGTGATCGCCAAGCCGCAGCCCGTGCAGCCCGGCAAATTGCTCGACTTGCGTTGCAAGGATACGCTCCCACCTTACATCATGGTTGCCAATGTTCCAGAGCAATTCGCAACCCCGAGGTGCCGCTTGCTCGATCTCGCCTAGCCGTTCCTGGCAGGCGTGCAGTTCGTCCACGGGGCCGGGGCGCTTTGACCAGCCGAACGGCGGAAAGCGTCCGATGGAACCGCCATCGAATATGTCACCGTTGGCGAATATCACGCGCGGCTTGGTGGCCTTGATAACCTCGATCAGCGCGCGGTGCGCCAGCGACGGCTTGCCCGGCCAATAATGCGCGTCGGAGAACACCACCGCCACGCCTGTATGCAGCCACAAGTCTTTTTGCCGGGGAAACGTCCAGGCGTCATTGTCAGGGCGGTATTCGAGCGGCACATTTGCCGCCGCCGCCGCGTTGTTGGTCAGGGTTGGCAGGATAATTCCCGCCTTTGCCAGCTTTGCCCGGCGGCGATGCAAATGGCGGGTGTCAACTCCATAGACCTTGGCCACGGCGGCAACTGTGCCATGCGTCCGCATAGCTTGGGCAAACTCTTCATCTGATAGCAGTTGTCTCGACACGTCGGCTCCTGCGGCAATTTCGGGGCTTATTGCTGTTTTTCCATCGTAACGGTGTCGCCGCTCTGGATCGTATCGTCACCGCTAATGTCGGTTTCGATCCCGTCCTTGCTGGCCTTGAGCGATAGCTTGCCCTGCGCCACCACGATCACCATAAGCGCCAGCAGGCACATAGCGATCACGCCGACAAGGATAACGCTATTGGTCGCCAGCGCCTTGATCTGGATTGTCAGCAGGCCGACGCAGGCGGTGAAGCCGTCCGCCCCGGAACCAGCGCCCGCGCCCAAGGCGGTAAAGCACCACGAGCGGTCAGCCAGCAGCCCGGTGAGCCACCAGATCATCCACATGACGAACAGCGAAGTGACCGCCACGCAGCCAAGCGCGAATATGTTCAGGGCTTTCATGGCCGCGCCATCGCCAGTGCGGCGGATCGCACTGCCTCTACGCGTGTCGTCCAGCCCTTGCCGAAGCGCCAGAATATCTTAAGGCCGCGCAGGAACCCGAGCCGCTTGTTGCAAAGCGCGGTGATTGCCTGCCGTGCGCCAAAACGCATGGCGGCTTCGAGCGTCTGCCGCCCGATCACGCCGTCAGCAGCAACGCCGACAACCGATTGCAAGAACTTCGCAGCCCGGCTGACACCGCTGTTCACAGCGAAGTCGAAGGTTGCATAATCCAGCCCGGATGCAAGATCGTCCCCGCGCACCCGGTCCCAATAGAGCAGCCGGTAGATGCCTGCGATCTCATCAACCGAAAGCGCCCTGACTGACTGCTTGGTCTGCCCATGCGATGCGCGCCAGCTATCATAGACCGCCTGCGTCACGCCCTTGTTCGTCGCGCCGCCCGGATCAACCGGATCGTTCACATATCCGCCCTCATGCACCAGCACCATGGCCAGCGATTTGCCGAAGTTCTCTTTCATAGCTTTACTCCGTTCAATGGTTCCGCTATGCAATCCACATGGGAAACCCAAACGGTGCACTGCGGCATGGCCATAAGCGGGCAGGGCAAACTAGCCTGACCTACAAGACGTGGATTGGGATGAAGGCCCGATGCAACCGCCCTAAGAATGTGGACTATCCGCGATACGGGGGGCAGGGAGTGAAAGTCTGCGAGCGATGGAATTTGTCTTTCGAGGCGTTTCTTGCGGATATGGGGGAGCGCCCCTCGCCAGAAATGACGATTGACCGGATAGATCCTGCGAAAGGCTACTCGCCTGATAACTGCCGATGGGCGACCCTCTGGCAACAGACTGCCGAGAATAAGCGGACCTTGCGTCCGGTGACGATTGACGGCGTGACCTACGCGAGCATCCGCGCAGCATGCCGCGTTTTTGGCGTCTCGCCGACCACTGTGAACATGAGACTTAAGCACGGCCACACGCTAGAAGATGCGGTGTCCGTGCCGACCCGTGCGTTGCCGAACAGGCGCTCTGCGGAAAGTTACCGGCGGAAAGATGGCAAAGCCCGTGATCGGAATGAACTTGGACAGTTTGCCCCATGACGCCTGCGCGGCAACTGTCAAAGAATGCTTTCCGGTCCATGCCCACCTCCTAAGCCAGCGCCGCGCCCGCAAGGCTGGCCGTCACCAGCAGCGCAAACATGACCATCGGCACATGCGCCGAAATGCTCTTGACCGCCGCCCAGATCGCCATTGCGGCACCGGCCATTGCCCCAATCAGCGCCATGATGATCGGACTGCGTGCCAAAGCCGCCCATACGCCGCGCTCGCCATCGTGACGGCTGTTATCGTTTTGCATCGCAGCTTGTGCCGCCTCGACTTTGCTCAGCCGGGTCACATGATCGGCGCGGCTTTCCATGATCGACGTAAATGTCGCCTGGACCGTAGCGATTTGCAGGCTGTTGGCGTGCGTCGCCTCAAGGGCCTTGTCTGCCTTGTCAAACAGCTTGTCCGTGACTTCCTGGAAGTGCTTTTCGTGGCGCTCGAACCGCCCGTTAAGCGCCTTCATCGACGCGCTGAGTTGTTCGTGCGATACCTTCGACTGATCGTCCATTTTTGCCCCTGTCATGTTCAGCGCGCCAACTGCGCCACGTTCCACAGCACGGGTAGCCCTGCGATGCCGATGGAGATTAGCATTCCCTTCTTCGCCGCCTGCGGATTGCGCTCGATTGACCGGCGCGCGAGTAGGTATTCCAGGACGGAAATGCCGCCACGGATTGCAGCGACACGGCCACAGGTTGCGTTCTTCCCATAGATCGGGTTTGCCTCGCGAAACTTGGGACTGCCGTTCGGGTTGCGCTGGGAAAGCATCGCGCAGGTTACGGCAACGTCCGTCGCGGCAAGGCCCTGTGCGATCCAGAACCGCCGCCAAGCGGTGTCCGTGTCGGCTTTCAGGCGTGCGTCGAGGCTCTCAATCGTGTTGTTCGGGCCGATCTCATACGGGTAAACATGCGTCCGTGGGGCTTCCACCGTGGGCACTGGTGGGCCGTAGGTTGCGGAATTGGCGGTCCCGGCGAGCAGCCCCAGCGCAACCGCCCATGCGATCAGGAACAGGCACCAGCGGGGGCTTAGCGGTTCCTGTGCGTCATACTTCGACATTGACCGGCTCCAATCCAGCGGCGGCGGTAAACGCTTCAAAGTGGCCGGACGCATCGCCCGCTAGGTCAACAGTCAGCGCGGTGAGAACGGCGGCGAAGTCCTTGGCGGGATAGTCCAGCGTCTCGGGCATCTCGCCCTTGCCCGCCGCTTCAAGCAGCGCGAGGAAGTCGGGCTGCGCGTTGGCAAGGTGGCTTAGGTAAACCGTTGCCGGTTCCGTGCCCTTGGAGGACAGCGCGACGGAGTAGTTATCCGGCCCCCAGCCCATTGCCTCGCCCAAAGCGTTGGCCTTGTCGCGGAGGTTCGCGGGGATTGTCAGGATGCAGCTAGGCATTAGTAAATCCCCATGGCTGTGTTCATCTGTGCCTCGCAGGCGGCTATTTCGCCGGAGGTGGCGAGCTTGCCGACTACTGCGAGGTCGTAGCAAAAGCCGCTAAATGGCAGGGAGGTGCCTGCGCGTGAGAACAGATAAAGGACGGAATTGCTGTAATTCCCGGTGCCTTGGTCTGTAGCTGATGTGGCTAGAACCGCCCCGTTGCGGCGCAATGTTGCAGTGTCGTCGGCAATACTGCCCAGCCCGGTGTAAATCGAAGATTGAGGCGCTGCGCCACGGTCCCCATCTGAAATAGATGCGGCGGTGCCGTGTGAGCGAAACGCAGCAGCCGTCGCGGAAACGCCGCGATCAAACATTGCAAAAGAGCCGGGCGTTGTGGAGCTTGTTGCTGTTAGCTCTGCGATAGTTCCTATAGCGACATCGCTTGTGCTGCGGACCCCCGCGAACATAGTCACCTTGTCCGTGCCGATGTCTTGGAAGGCTGTTGCGGTGGCACTTTCTTCAAGCTGCCAATCAGTCACCACCACATCGCCTGCCGTCCCCGCCCCAAAAGCAGCGCGGTTATCCAAGCCTGTGTCGATATTGGTATCAGTTGACGTAAATGTCCTCGTCACTGAATAGCGAGTTGGTGTCGGGGTAAGTGTTACCAGCAACACCGTAGCATCTGCGCCGGTTGCATTTCCATTTAATCTCAAGGCAATATTAGCCTTTGACGGGGATGAAAGTATAACCGATGATGTGAACGTCCGCCCCAGAACCGATGAACCTATAGATACGGACTGATACCTATATCCTGTAGTTGTGAATGTTGCAGTATCGCCAACTACGGTGGTGCCGGAAGTGATGGTATAAACAGCATTTCCGTAATCGGTTGGGTATAGTAGCAAATTCCGCCTAGCCGCGCCGTCCGATGTGCAGGTTGCGAAGTTAATCGCAGGCGTTGCCAGCGCATCGTCGGTCACTGCGTAGAGATACCGGCAGTCGGGAACATCGGCCTCGGTCAGGTCATACGCTGACGCAACCATCTGCACGGTGCTGGCCGCAGCGGCTATCTCTGCCTGCATGAGAATGAAATAAAGAACCCCGCCAGCCGTGATCGAAATGCGCCACTGGTTGACGGAAACGCTGGTGGCGCTTGTGGACACTAGCCGCTGATACGCCGACGAAAGAGCAGGCGTCGTGCCGCCCGTCCATGTTCCCGCGTTCGTGCCTATGCCAGCCGTTCCGGTCCCGCGCGCATAGGCTGAAAACGTCCAGACACTTGTTCCCATTGTGAGCGTGGCGGTCGTGCGCGCATAGGCCGGAGTTGCACCGGCTGAATTGTCCAGTTTGTAAACGGTGCCGGTCGGGCAAAGGCCAATCAGCCCGGCAGCGGTCAATTCCGCCGTGTCTGTAACAACGGTCAAGGTTGACGCCGCATCGCCCGATTTTGTCAGCGGGGTTGTGACAGTCGGGTCGAAGTTCCTGCCGGTGATCATATTCCGCGGTCCGCCCCTTGGAAGCCGCCCGAGGATGGGCCGCTTCGATGAGGTCGCCTGCGTGGCGTGGTTGCCCAGCCATGACGTTGGCAGCGTGGTGGTGGCTTGGTAGGCGGTGGCGGTGGAGCCGGTTTCGATTTGTGCGCCCCAGATGAAGACGCTTTCGGTTCCAGCGTTAGTGAACACAGGAAAGCCGCCGGTAAACGCTGATGTGCCATCACTTGAACCAAAGAAAATAAACCCAACAGTAGCCGCGATTGTGTCAGTCGGCGTAACAGTGACCGCACACCTGTACCAACCGTTTCCTGCATCTATTATAGTTGCGCTGACATAGGCAACGTTTCCTGAGATTGCATTGCGGCTTACTGTGCCTGTGGACAGGTTGAACTCTGCACCAGCCCAGTTGACGCTGTTGGTGCGCAGTGAAAGAAAGGCGAAGTTAGTGCCGGACGCTTTGAAATATGAGCTTATTGTGTAGGTCGTACCGCCAGTGATAGCTGGCCGCTGATATACGCGAGGAGCGCCTGCGTCGCCAACAGGGGCCTCAATGGTATCCGCCGTAGAAGTGCCGTCAGGCGCAACAGTCGTGTTCGCGGTAACCGTCGAACCGTTCTTCGGCCAAGCCGCGTTATCAAACTCCTGCGAATAGTTCGCCAAATTCCGCCGCGCATCGAAGCTCATCTGCCGGGAATGGTCCAAAGCCAGCGCAACGCTATCGCCCCAAGTCGCCGCAGTCGTGCCCGCTGTGTCCGTGTAAAGCCCCGGTGTGCCTTGGAGGTCGAGCCAGAAGCCTTGGGAGCCGGTGCGGTAGATCCCGGCAAGCGCGCTCAAGGCTGACGTAGACATGCGCGATAGGTGGCCGGGGCCGCGCCCGCCGTGGTGGATTGCCATAGGTGTTGCTTTCGGTTAGGCTTGCGGCTTGGTCTTGTGGCAAGCCTTGCTGATCGGGTGGATTGTTGCCCGTTACGCGCGCCCGCGCTGGCTAGAAGCCTCGTTGCTGGCGCTGTTGATCTTCTGGTGTTTCCCCGGCTGAAACTGCGCGGGGGACGGTTACGCCAAGCGCCTGCATGAATGCTCCAACTTCCTCTGCAATCGCAGGGTTGCGCGATGCAACAACAGCAAGGCGTGAACCGAGAACTTTGACGGCGGCGGGGTTGGGGTTGGTGCCGACTGACCGAAGCGCCTTTGTAAACTGTGGATTGAGCAAAAGGTTGGCCGCGCGCCGTTGCCCAATGACTGCTGCCGTTTCGGTGATTACAGGCCCCAAGACGGCACCGACCCATCCACCTAACACACCGCCCGCTGTGGCCGATGATGCAAGCCGTGTGCCGATCTGGCGGGCCATGACAACGCCGCTGCGGCTGTTGTTCAAACCGCCCGCCGTGTCGGACTTCGCACGGCCCAGAACCCGCAAGTCATCAAGCGCCGAAGCCCCGTCTTTGCCAAACACAAGCGTCCGCACATTGGCAGGCATCTTGTCGATGTTTGTCGCCAGCGCGCCAAGCCCAAACTCTCCATTTTTGCCCTTGCCAAGTTGTTCAGCAAACGTGGCGGCAATGTCGGCTCGTTCGCCCGGTTCAGCCTTGGCCATAAAGCCGGAAAGCGCGTCATAATCTGCACGGCTCATAGCCATTGACGACATACGTTCTGCCGCGCGTTCCGGGGCAAGTGGCGTATTGCGCCCGCCCATGAACTTCTTGAGGACGCCGTTGATATAATCCTGCCGCCCTTTGTAATACTTGTCAGCGGTGCGCAACGCGCCCACAGCGGGTTCGGGAAGCTGTCTGGACGCGTCATCGGTAAATGCGCCGACAACATCGCCTAGACGCCTGCTGGCGTCCGACATGGTTAGCGCGTTGTCACCCCTGATCTTTGCCCCGTTGGCGGAACGAAGGCCCTGAAACTCGGTGATCGAAAAACCACCGGGCTTGCTAAGATCGTCCCGCAGGCCCCTGAGGTAATTGATAACTGTGGAGTTGCTGTTAGCACCTGCGCCTTCCAGTTCCGCAATATTGGCGTCAACGCGGGCAATAGCACCTTCTGGCACAACGCGAGCGCCGCCCGCCCGGCTTTCCGCTCGCTTGTAAAGTGCGTTTTTGGTGCCCTTGCTGCTTTCAATAAAGCGCCGTCCAGCCGCCTGTATCTGCTCGCCAAACCCGTAATTGGATTGATGGGGTGCGCCAGCTCCGCCAACTTCGCCCAAGCGTGTCTGCATCAACGCCTTGTCAGCGTCCAGCGCGTCAACAATCTTGCCGCCGCCGTAGGGGCTGGCCTCGATCTTGGCCATCTGCCCGCGAACGCGAGGGATTGCGTCCGGTGCGCGAACGGGCACCCTAAGCCGTGTTCCAGCTTCAACAACATCAGCGTTCACGCCAGGGGCATAAGGCAGCGCAGCTTGGCGTGCAGGGATGCGCGGGGCACTGGCAAGGTTGGCCTTCGGCCCCATCGGCACAAGCATACTGCCCGCAATATTGCTGAGAAAGCGCGCGGTCGGGTCCATGTTTTTAACATCGGGATTTGCCGCCACAACGGCCCCCGATGTCGTAGGGGTTCTGGCAAGCGAACGCTCGTTAATATCTGCCCCGCGTCGCCACCAATTAGCAGCGCCGCCCAATCCTACCGCGTCCAGACCGGCCCCAATGCCCTTGCCGACAAGCGCATTTGCCCCGCGCTCGATTGCGGTGCTGAATTGCATGGGTATGTCAACAGCCTGCCCGATGCCTTCGGCTATGGCAGTTGCGCCCATCCCAATGCCGCGTCCCGCTTGCTGCATCGCCGTGCGCGGCTTGGGCTTGGCATCGCCCCACCAAGGGGATTGTGCCTTTGCAGCCCCTGGCACAACGCCTTGCGCCATTGAGGTTGCCTGTTCCGGTGTCGTGCCTTCCGGCACTTCGATCCGGGCAATCCGCCCGTCTGGCATCTGGACGCGGGCGATAGGCATTATTCAAACCCCAGGAATTTAGCGCCGCTCTGCTTGCGCGGCGCGCCAGCCGTCGAAGCCCGCCCGCCCGGATCGCGGAAGCCTGCGCGGGATTTTAGGCCCTGCACGCGCGGGTCGTTGTTGAACGCCTGCATTGCCGCCTGCCGCTGCGCCGGGGTCATGTTCTGCATAAGGCCGGTTAGATCACGATAGCCTTTCGCAAGGCCGGTATTCGCCGCCGTGGTTTCCTGCGGAGGCAAGTTCCATTGCGGCGCGGGCAGGCCCATTTCCCGGCGGGTGTTTTCGGTGCGGGTGCGAAGCTGCCGCATCCGTTCCTTGTTGGCGCTGTCCATTGACCACGAACTAGGCTTGTTTGCCTCGACAAACTGCCTCAACTCCGTGTCAGACTGCGAACCAACACCGGGAACGCGGAACGCCGCCAAGCCCTGTTCAGCAAGCCCCGCCGCCGCCGCGTCAAACTGGCTGTTGGCCTGCGTCGGGAGGTATTCGCCAACCGAACCCATCCCCATAAAGCCAAAGCCGTCCTGGCTGTTGTTATACAGGTCTTGTGTTCGGTTGATTTGCTGGACAAGCGAGTCAAGGTTGCCGCGCTGAACCTGTGCCTTGCGCTGGTCCTCGGATAGCGTTGGGGTTGCCCCTAATGTCCGGTTTTTGATGCCAGCCTCCGCTTCCGCCGCCGATGCTTCGGCCAGCGCCTTGCGAATAGCCGCGTCGCGGGTCGCGGTTTTGATACTGTTATCAATCTCGTTGCCGCGCGCATTGGTATTTGTGTTGTATATGTCAGCGTCCATCTTTGGCGCTTGGCGATCAAACGTAGGATCAGCGGGCATCTGTGGCCCCGGTGCGGGCGCAATTAGCCGCACGGCATTACCGCTGGCGTCAGTTTCCCAAACATTGCCCGCTTCGTCTTTAGCCCGGCCCATTAGCGGCTCCTTAATCCGCGCATATTGCGCTGCACATAGTTGCGTGTTTCACGCGGGGCATTGGCAAGCCAGTTGTCACCGTAGCGGGTCAAAGCCTTGTCCATATTGCCTGGCCCCCAATTATATGCGCCCCACATCTTTGCCGGATCGCCGCCGTAGCGGGTTTCCATTTTGCGCCGGTATTCCCTGCCGACGCGCACATCATCTTGCTGGCTTCCGTCCGAAGGCCGAATACCAAAGCCCGGCGCGCGGGCGGTTTCCGGCATGACTTGCATTAGGCCCCTTGCACCCTTGGGGCTAACCGCATTCGGGTTGCCGCCGCTTTCTGACATCATGGTGATGCGGTCTAACTTGTTACCGTCGAAAGCCGCCGACGCCATTGCCAGCGTCGTCTCCTGTCATTGGGGTTAGTTTGCCAATGGGTGCAGCCGGTGGCGTAGCAACATCAATTGCGTAAAATTTGCCGTCGGGTCCTACCCGAATTTCAGGCTTGCGCGTGGGATCATCGTAAACAAGGCGCGGCGTCCCATCTGCACCCGCTTCCATTAGATCACCCTCGTTGTTCTTCCATCGGTATGGCGTCGGCGCTTCCTTGGGCGAGTTATCCCATTCCCATTGCTTGCGAGCGCGCCACTGTGCCTCTTGCTGCGCCGCCTCAGCCTCCGCACGGGCCCTCTTGCCGATGTTGGCACCGAACTGCGCACCGGCCCCCAAGTCGCCCTGTGCGATGGCCGCAGCGCGTAACAGCATGGACATGATATCATCGCCGCCATAGCCGCTGCCAAGGAAGCCGCCGCGCTTTTCAGGCTGGTCGCCGCCGTATGGCGTGTTCACATCGTTAAACATTTCTGCCCCGCCGATCTGACCGCCCATCGGGCGCGCGCCAGGCAAACCGTCACCGATACCGGGGGTTGTGTATGTTTCGGGCGGAGCAAACAATCCGCCGCGCTTGTTCAGGTCTAGCAGCCCCATAATTATTTGCCCTTATATCCAGGGATGAACGGAACGGCGAGCGACGCCAATCCTAACAAACCATTCGCAAGCCCGCCGCTTGTCTTTGCGTATTCCGTGCCCGCGCCGGTCGAGATTTGCCCGGTTTGCGTGTTCACAACGCCGCTCGGATTAAGTAGCCCCGCGATGTTCTGCAATTGCGTGAGCGGGGCCTGTGTTGCCGCATTTTCCAGCGCGTAGAGGTTATTGCCCGCTTCCATCTGCGCGCCCAAGTCCGCGCGATAGGTATCAGCCCCGGCCCCGCCGATGCCCGCAAGCACTTGCGCCGCCTGCAATTCCTGCCGCTTCTGTTCAAGCGCCAGCGCGTTAGCCTGCGCCGCTTGAAACTGGCTCTGGTCCTGCGAAAGCCGCGCATTTTCCATCGCCAGATTGTTTGCCTGTTGCATCTGCGCGATGTTTGCACTGGTAGCGTTGGCCGCATTGGCAATGCCCGCCGCATTGGCCGCATTGGCCCCGAACTGGTTGGCATTGTTCCGGCCCGTTGCGTCAAATTGCGCAAACTGCCCCGCTTGCTGAAACGCATTTGACCGAAGCGCCGCATCTGCAGAAGCCCGCGCCCGCGCCAACTCGCTATCAAGCAAGCCCTCGCCAATCGCTGAACGCGACCCGCCAAAGGCCCCAGCCTTGGCATAGCGCGCCATCTGGTCTGCTTTCTGGCGTCCACTGTTAGCGTCGAAGTCTGCCAGCGTAGTGTCAACCAATGCGCCTAAAGCCGGGTCCATATAGCGGCCAAACCCGTCCATCATCGACGATGCTGCGTATCCCTGAGAACCGCTTGTTCCTGCGCCCGCGCCCCCAAAAAACTCAGCGTTGCTGCCTTGCGATGCAGCCGGGGTCAGCGGGTTGCCCGCCGCATTGCCTGCAATCTGCGCCGCCTGGCCGTAAATATCGCCCGCGCCAAACAGCCCGCCCGCGTTGTTGAACGCGGCCTTCTGGATGTCGTTGATAGGCGTGACGAACGAATTAGGATCGGCCTGCTGGTAGTTGCCGACGCCGCCGTAATAATTCAGGATCGGTTCCTGAATTGCGCGCGGGGTCTGCGGTTGCACCGTCGCCGTTTGTTTGGTTTCGGTTGTCTTGCTAGAGCCGCCCATTATCCCCTCCCATCAGTGCCGGGCCTGATGCCGTAATTTTGCGTGCGCTGCGGCATTCTTGGCACGTCCCGCATTTTGCCGCTGAGCATTTCCCTGAACCGATCAAAACCGCCCGGCTCCATGAAGTTGCGCATATTCGCGCGCATGTCGCCGCCAAACATATTGCCAAACTGGCCCGGAACCTGTGCGTCTGAATTGCGGCGCGTCGGAATGCTAAACGCGGATCCGCCCCGCTGCATGTCTTGCATTGGCGGTCCTGCGGGCGCTTGATAGCTTGGCTGCTGCCCCATGCTGCCCATCGTAGGCTGCATAGGCTGCATGGGCTGTGGCTCCGGCTGTGCCATCGGCTGCTGCCCGAAAGCATTAGCCGATGCGCCCATGTCCGGCTGATACGTCCCGCCGCCCGGCGCTGTCCTGCCCGAGAAGAAATTCGGAATCGGGTTTGTCGGCGGGGCAGGTTCGACAAATGGCGTTACAGTCGGGTTTGCCGGTTTTGAACTTCCACCCATGCTAAATATCCTTCATCAAAATCGTCTGATAATGCCGAAACTCTGACAGCTCGCGCCGCCAGCCATCACGCCCGACAACGCGAACAATCGTTGCCCCGTTGGCTTTGCCCCATGCCTGCGCCGCCGCTTGCAACGGGCCGAGAATGTCGCCCTTTTTGCCCGCCGCCGCGATTGGCTCGATAGTTACCGCGCCGCCGGGCCATTCCTTCAATTCCGTAACCATTGCCGCGTCATCGGTTGCCCAGAACTGCGCCGCGCCTTGAACAAGCAATTCATCAATGTGCGTAATCGGTATTAGGCGCGGGTCGTTTGCCCTTGCGAGCCGGTGACGCCATTTCTCGTAAGTCACTGCTGCCCCGCAGGCACCACATCCAGCACCGGCTTGCCGATCCGCATGAACGCCCCGATTGCCGACCCGCTGAACGTGAATGTTGCCACCCGGCCCGTCATCAGGAAGTCTTTCTTGTTGGCGTTCGCCGCCAGCGTGTAAGGCCCCTTCGTTCGTGCCGTGCCTTGCGGGTAAGGCTTCAAATTGACGGTTAGCGAAACGTCGCCTGTTTGCGCTTCGAAGTCCGGCCAAATCCCCCGGCACTCGGCCCAGTTTTCCGCCGTGCCAATGTAAATATCACTGCTTGTCAGCGACCAGGTAAGCGCCGCGCCGTCCGCATCCGTGCCGTATTCGTGGAAATAAACGATGCCCGCATAGGTAGCCTTTGCGGGGTATTGCAGCACGCCCGCGTTGATTGTTGCCGTGCGCGCCAAAGTGCCGGGAAACCATGATCCGTCCAAGATCGAAACCGCCAGATAGCGGCTGTTTTCAATGCCGTCCCTGCTGTCGGGATAGTGCCACCACACCTCGCCAAACTGCGAAAGGGCCGATGCCGCAACCTTATCAACCTGGTTCCGCTCGATGTTGTCGCGAAACTCTTTACCGATCGGCGGCGCAACCAAGTCCACCCGGCCACCAATTGACCAAGTGCGGAATTGATAATCCGGCGCGAGCCAAAATGCCGTGCTGTCTACCACCTCCACCGCATTAGGCCCGGCAAGCCCGCAATTGTCGCCCACCTTGTCGAAACGATAGGTCTGCGTCGGATCGCCGATGAACTCGCCTAGATATAGGCTGTGGTCGGTCCAGACCGCTACATAAGGCCCGATAATCCTTGCCGCGACAATCCGACCGCCGGTTGCATCTAAGATATGTTCAAAGGCGTTGTTCGTCGCCGAAGTTGTCCAGTCGGTATTGTCCTCAATATCGCTGCCCCGGATGCACAGCGGGTTGAAATTGGCCGACACCTCCTCATTGCAGCCAAACGCCAAAACTTGCCGTTGCGGGGTTGCCAGCGCATAGGTGACAGTCGCCGGGGCATTGGCGATTGCCGCCGCCGGGGTGCCTGTGTTGCCCTGCCATTCGTAAATCGTGTCGCCGCGCGGGCTGGCTATCAGATAAGCCCCGTAAGCTGATAACGACCAAGTGCGGACATAATATGTGCCGCTGTTGGTTGACCATGCTCCGCTTGACCATGTGCCGCGCCCGTAGCCGCCTACCGAGCCGCCCGCGTTGATACTGCCCGCCGCAAGCCCCACAGGCGTAATGTCGTATAGCACGCCGCCCTGCCAGATCTGCAACGCGCTATGCGTGCCGAACGCCATGACCGAACCGCCGCTGGTTTTGCCTAGCCCCAGAATGTTGCGGCAAACGCCGGTCAGGGTGTTAGTGTTTAGCGCGTCCGCCCAGCCGCCGATCACTTGCATCTTGTTTTGCCAAGCGCGCACATTATCGCCCGCCGACCAGCGCGAGGTGGCAAATGTGGTATCATCGCTTGCAATGCCGGGCGGTATCTCAAGCGCAACCTTCATGGCTTGATCGCAATCAATATGCCGCCGTTGTCTTGCGAATATGTAGCTCCTGCAATCGTGCTGGTGCGGGTTCCCGTCGCTCCTACCCCGATGTTTTGCCAAAAGGTAGAAAGACCGGGCGCGTTTCCTGTTTTAGCCACCCGAACCATGCCGGTAGGGGTGGAATGGGTTAACGGGCCGTCTGCGTCTCTGGTGGCAACCGCCGCGATCAATACGCCGCCCGCCGCCGTGATACCATCAATAGCAAGGCCCCCATCGTCTGCCCGCGTTGCCACAGATGCCCCCACTGTGTCATATTGGAGACCGCTAAAGCATAGAATATGGCCGACAGTTGAGCCTGCTACTGAAGCCGTGAAAGTATAACTGGCAGGCTCGCTACCCCCCGCAACAAGATAGGCGCAACGCAGGTTCGGGACTGCATTCTGATCTAAAATTTCTGTCCATCCGGTGTCTCCAGTCCATGTTCGAGCGGAGGCGCCAGCAGACAACATCACTGCCACTAGAATATCGCCTGCAATTGTCCCTGCTGGCTTATTAACCGCCAGTGTTGCGCTGCCAGTGCCTGCCGCGTAACTCCGGAAAGTTGTTCGCGAAGTAAAACCAGCGAACACCCCAGTGATGCCCGGCAACGCCATTAGACAACGCCCTGCACAAGATTGCCAAGAATTGAGGTTGCCGAAAGCACGGTGTAAAACAGCACGTCTTTCGTGCTTGCCGCTGTTGAAAGCACCGGGGCGGCCCCAAGGGCGAATTCCCAATTCGTGCCGTAGGCCAGCGTCCGCGAGCCGGTGGCGTCCTGCGTGATGGCGATCCACCCGCTTTGCCCGACCTTGGGGTTAGTGGGGTTGCCCAGCGTCCGGTTGCCGCCCAGCGTCACTGTGCCGTTTATAAATGTGGACATATTCAACGCGATTGTCGTCGCGTCGGTCAACGCTACCGTTGCCCCGCCCGCCCATACCTGGTCCGTCGAAAGCACCTTGTCCGCCGTGTTGGCAAGAAATTCAGCCGTGCTTGTCTCCGCAAGGATGGCGGATGTGCCAAGCCCCAATGTCGTCCGTGCCGCCGATGCGTCGGCGTCATCAACCAGCGTCAAGCCGAACGCACTAAATAGGCTCGATGCCGCATAGCCCGTTGCATATACAACGTTGCCCGCGATGCAGACGACCCATTGAGTTTGCCCTGTCGCCACAGTTGCGGTTGTCCCGCTGCCGGTTGTGAAAATCACGCTGCCGCTGGTGGCGTTGCGAACAAGATATACCTTTTCGACGTTCGGGATTGTCACCGTTCCCCCGGTTCCCGAAGTGATATTCAGAAACCGCGCCCGCGCTTCGTCCGCCGCATAGTCATTGCTGGAAAGCGTCTTCGTGGTGGACAGCGTGAAGCTGGTCATCCCGTCAAGCGCAAAATCGGCAAGGTCAATCAGGTTCGTATTTAACCGGGTGCCCCATGTCGTGTCATTTTCGCCCGATGCCTGCTTTTCAAGCCGGTTCCGGGTTGTGGCTGTTGATGGCATGCTGGCTATTCCTTAAATGATCTTGGTCGCGCGCATGTAGCTGCCGGTCTGCGGGGTGATCGTGCCCGCGCTTTCCGTCGCCCGAAGCTGAATTGTCGTCGCCGCGTTGGTCTGAACGAACACGCGAAAACAGTATGTGTGATAAACCGCGTCAGTCAGCGAGCCGGTTGCCGCGTGAACAATAGTTGTTGCGGCTTGGCGGTGCGCCTGCCCGTGAACCACAGTCCCGTTGACGTTGGCGGTCGTGAAGCCCGTTGCTGCCGTGCCGGTGAAGAAGCTGCTCGCAACGGTCGGCGCGCTGCTGAACGTGAATGTGAATACAACCGTGCCCGCCGTGGTTTTCAGGAAGTAGGCAAGGCACTCGATCTCATAGGTGCTGCTCGCGTCCAGCGAGATAGTTGAGGTGAAGTAATCCGCAATTGCCGCGCCGATAGCCCCGGAAAGCCCTGTCAGTGATGTAACGGCAGGAACGCCCGCATCGTTCACCAGAAAATTGCTGTTCTGCAACAGTTTGCCGGTAGTGGTGTCAAACCGGGCAAGCGCGTTATCGGTCGATGAACCGGGGCCGACAATATCGCCCAGCTTGCCAACCGCCGCCCAGGCGGTGCCGTTTGACCGCTTAACCGTCTCCGTTGTGCTGTCGTAAACAATCCCGCCGGGATAATCCGCCGCCGTAGGCAATGAAGCTGTCGCGATGCTCTGTAACCGAAGCGGGCTATCCCAAGGCTCGCCAACCGCCTGCCGTATCCGCCGCAGAACACCGTCAAGCCATGCCGGTGCGCCCGGCGGCGGAAACAGCTTCATTCGTAATTGATGTTATAGCCGCGCGTCGGGTTGCGAACGCGCAGTTTGGTTTCTAGCCGCTTGGCCGTCTCGCGCTTCAGTTTGTTGAAAACCTCCTGCACCTCGGCAATCGCCAACTGCGTGCCTTCCGGGTCGCGGAACTGGCCCCGGTAAAGCGTCATCTTGGTGCGCGCGACAATCAAGTCCTGCGCCTCATTGGTCCAGATGCTCGTGTCCGCATCCACGGTAGGCGCGGCGACATACGCCAGCCCGTAAAGCGAAAGCGTGTAAACCGCGTCCGGGATCGGGTAGAATTTCAGCGCGTCGTTATAATAGGCATAACCGCGCGGGATGCTTTGCGTCACGTCACTTTCAAGGTCGTTTAGCGTTACCTCAATCAAGTCGTCGGTGTAATAGGCCGGGATCGCCACACGGTCCACCCGCCGCATTGATGCGGGCACATTGACGGTCGAAGTCCCCGCAACCGTAACCGCGCTGGCAATCAGCGAGTTAAACCAGAACTTTTCGTCAGCGTAATATTCGCAGGCTCGCTGGATGTGGATCAGCAATTGCGCGGCAAGATCGTCCGAAAGGTCATCCCGCACCATTTCCGCGATAATCCGCGTCTTGAGGTCAGCCAGCGTCGTCATTGATCCGACCCCTCAATTCTTCGCCCAGGTGTCCGGGGAATGTCTTAAAACCGACATGGCCCATCTTGATCTCGGGGTTGACCCAAAGCCGCCCGCCCATTTCCGTCCAGCGGCGGCAGAAGGCGTAGTCCTCGCCCATCTTGTGCTTGCCGATCCGGTAGTCAGCGAACAACGCCCAAGCCTTTTGCCCCGGCGCGTTCTCGACATAAAACTCGCTGTCTGGGTATTGCGCGACCATCTGTTCAAGCATCGCCCGTGTCAGCTTCACGAAGCCGAACGGCACGCCGACGCTCTCAAGCAAGCCGTTCTCGGCCCACAGTTCGCCCTCGGACTTCCATTTCACGCAATAGGCTATCGGATCGCGGCGCTGCGGATAAATCCCCGCCACCATATCAACCGGCGCATCGAGCAGCCACAACAGCGCCCCGGCTTCCCAGCAAACATCGCTGTCAACAAAAACCAGCGTATCGCAGTCGCTTGCAAGGAACTGCGCCACGATCAGCGCCCTTGCATCCGCTATCAAGGCGTTGCCGCATTCGTCGTGAACCTCGAAGCTATCGCCCCTTGCTTGAAGCGCCAGAAGGTCGGTGAACAGCGAACGGAACGTGCCTAAGTGGATTTGCCCGGTGTAGGCAGGAATGGCCACCATAACTTTCATAAACTGCACCTCGAAGGCTTTACCGCCTGCAAGCCAAACTCTAGAAATTCAGCACCGGGCGCGAGAAACGCATCCTGCAAATGCACAATGTCGAAGTCGGCTTTGTAAATGTGGCGAAAGTCGCTCATCGGCGTCTTGCCGACTTGATCGTCATATTGCGGCTGCACCAGAAACGTGAAATTCTCCCGCTGGATAATCCGCGTATGGCTTGGATCGCCCAATGCCCAAACGCTCTTGAAATAGGGCACGGTCCCGAAGAACACGCCGCCCGGTTTCAATATCCGCCAGAAGTCCGACCACTGGTTGAAAAAGAACTTGTAATCCCCTTGCCTGCCGCAATGCTCAAGCACTTCGTAGGCGTGAATTTCATCGAACGTATCATCCTCAAACGGCAATGATAGGTCGTTCAAATCCCATACAACATCAGGGTTGTGCTGCGGGGCAATATCAAGGGTGGTTAGGGCGGTCCATTCAGACCGCCCCTCCCGGTGTAGCTTCTTGTCGCGGCTTGACCCGCAACCGATCAGCAATTCCATTACGCGATCAGGTTCACAGCACGCAGCCGGGAAATGATCGAATTGACCGCCGTAGCAATGTCCGTTGCGGTCGGGGTCGTCGCCAGAGTGGTGACGGTTGCGCCCTGCACGATTGGCGTTGCAAGGCCGTAAAAGCCGACCTTGTCGGTGGTGGAACGCCCAAGCAACACACCATCGTCGTTGCCGCTTCCGAGATATTCAACTGCCATGATCTTATTTCCTCAAAAAGAGTTGGGGGCGACAAACGCTGCCGCCCCCGTTTCAGGTTACACCGTGTAATGCAGCCGGGTTGCAAAGTCCGGACGCAGCGTCTTGAAGCCGTAGAGGCACTCGATGCGCGTCGGGAACATATCGTTGTTGATGTCATAATCGCGCACCAGGCGGAGCGAGATACCATCCGACATAACCCGGCGGGCCATGTCCACACCCTGCGGCAGCGGAAGGTCGGCGGTCACGAAAGTGAACGCATCCTTCTGATACAACAGCGAGGTGGTGTAGGCCGTCGAGAGCGTGCCCGCGAACGTCACCGCCTTGGATGCGCCCGCCGAAACGATGGTCACGTTCTGCGTCGCGCCCGATGTCACCGGAGTGGGCGAAACAGCAATGCTGACACTGCCGCCCGCACTTGCCGCCGTGGCGACAAACTGCTGGAGGACGCCCGTGCTGACCTTGGTTTCGGGATGCACCGAAAACACACCGGCAACGGTGAACACATCGCCGACAACAATCGCGCCCGTGCCGGCGGTTACGGCAATGGTTGCCGTGCCGCTGGTGATGCCGGTTGAGGTGTTGCAGACATATGCGCCATCTTCAGCGCCGGTCGTGAAGTTCGGCCAAAGGGTGTTTTCCATGAAGTCATACCCTGCGGCACGGCCCATGAAGCCTTCCTTGTATTGCTTGCCGATCTGCGTCTGGTCGTTGAACAGCGCCTTGGTGCCGTCCACAACGTCCGCCATATCCTGCGAGGTCAGGTTGGCGGTGCGGTCATTCAGCGGAGCAAGCCCGCGCTGCATAAGCACACGGCCCGCCAGAACGTCCGAATAGGACGCCGTGCTGCCGAATACCGCGTTGCGAACGTCAAGCGCCGCCGTCATAACGTCAGCCTCGATAGCCGAAGCCAGCCGGGTCATTGCCGGTTCCAGAATGCGGTCACTGAAGTCCTGAAGCGAAAGCGAAAGCTCCGCGCTAGAGAACGTCGTGTGAATGCCCTTCTGGGTTGCAACGGTCAGGGTCTGGTTTGTTTCAACCGTGTCCTGAACGTCCAGGGTTTTGCCGGTGGTGACGGTGTATTCGTTCGGCATCCTGATTTTCAGGCTGCTGCCGATCTTGGCACCTTCCTTGGCGAAGCTGTCATCATACTGGCGGTTAATGCTGCCGATGAAGTTCAGCTTCTGGTGGAGGATCGCCAATGCGGCGCGGGTGATCTTGAGATCAGTGAGAATTGTCGAAGCCATGGTAAAAAGTCCATCTAAGGGAAAGCCGACGCTTCACAGCGTGGGCGATCTGGTTATCGGGATTGGCGTTGCTTGTTGAAAGCCTTGATCCAGTCGCTGTCGTTCATCCTGTCGTCCAAGCCCTTTACAGGCGCTTTGCCTGCGGCGACCTTGGCGGCGGGTTTGAACGCCTGCTGTGTCTCGACCTTCTTCACAACGGATTGCTTTGCCGATGCCTGCCGGAACTGGAAGGCGTCGTTCAAGACCTTGATCATCCGGGGATCTGTAATCCCGTTCAGTTCTTCCGGCGCGAAGCCGTAGGTCTTGTTTGCGTGGGTAAGGAGAGCGGTTGCCTTTTCCGGTCCCCACTGCGGAATTGATGCCGCAAGTTCGCGCTGGCCCTGTTCGAGTAGCTTGGCAGTTTCCTGCTGCTGGACGAATGTGCGTTGCTGCTGCGCTTGCTGGTATTGGTTGTAAGCGTCTCCCCGGCTCTCTTTGAGTTGGCCGAATTGCCGCCATGCGCGCTGGGCTGCAATGGGGTCAGTATCTTCCCATGCGTCCCAGTCAATCGTGTTAAAGTCCGCAATCTGCGCGTCGATTGTGCCGATTGCGATAGCCGCCTGCTGCTCAAACTGCGTTACCTGCTGGACCTGTTGAAGCGTGGCCTCAACCGATTTGCGCAGTTCCGCAACCTCTTGCGTCTTGCGGGTATAATCCGCGTGCATCAGGATCTCGTCCTTCAGCGCAGCGGGGACTTTGTAAGCCTTGCCGTCCTTGATAACCTCGGTGGTTTCATCCTCTGGCTCGTCCGGTTCCTCTACAGGATTGCCGTCATCGTCCAGTTCGGTTTCTTCCGTTGTGTCCTCGGTATCGTCCTCGACTTCGGGCAGGGCCTCGACTTCCGGAGCCTGCTCCAGATTGGTCTCGTCGTCCATTTTACGTCCTTGATTGGCCTACTGTCTCGCGACGTTGGCGGGGTTGCCTCCCGGTTGCTGGCTATGCGGCCAATCCGAAAGGGTTAGAGGGACCGCCTTGCGGCGGCGTCGGGGCTTGGGGTTGCTGTGCGGCCATAAGCGCGGACAGTTCCTTCACCTTGACTTCTGCGGCCTTTGTTTCGGCCTCGGATTGCTTAATATCCAGTTCGCGGTTTTTAAGCTGCCATTGCGCTTTCAGCGCCGTGTTCTCCGCCTCAAGTTCCTGCAAGCGAGCCTGCCCGGCCTGCATCGCCTGCTGCATCTGGCCGATCTGCTGCTGCAACTCAGGCGGCAATCCCTGTTGCTGCGGCGGGTTGCTCATGGCTTCCAGTTTGTCTGCTGCATCGTCCGCGCCGGGCCAATCGCTGTTGCGCAAATACATAGGCCCCAGAACGGGTGCCGCCTGCGGGAATGCGCGGATAACCTCGACCAATTCTTCGCGCGCCGCTTCCCTTTGCGTGCCGAACGAAGGCCCGGACTTGACCACAAGGTCGTATTTGCCCGCCGTGAGGTCGTAAATGCGCTGTATTTCCTGCCCCTCTTGCTGCGGGGCCTCCTGTTCGCCCGTCTGTTCCTGCTTGCCGCCGATCTGTGCGTTCTGCGGCTCCATGTCCTCGCCAAGCGTCCGCACGACACGTGCCGTGTTGTAAACCTTGGGGATCAAATCGATTAGGATGCGCCCCGCCTGCCGGATCGAACGCGAAAGGTTGTCCAGGAAGTGATAGGTTGCAACATCGCCCTGCCGCTGGCGTTGACGAATAGCTACCCCACTGGTTTCATTTGACCGCTGGCCTAGCGAGGCATCGTAAATGCCCATGATCGCCTTCATGTCGTCAATTGCAGCAATAGCCTGCTGCAGTTCACCCGCCGAAGGCCCGGCATAGCCTTGGCGCTGCGGCGGTATCTGCCCCTTGTAAGTGATAAACGCGTGGCTGCTGTCGTTTGCCGTTGACCACTTTTCAATGTCACCATCAAATGCACCCTCAGGCCCGATAAACGGCACCTTAGGCGCAAGCGCGATGGTTTCCGCCGCCATTGAACGCCAGTAGTTGTGTTCGCGCTGTGCGTCCTTCGCATCGCGGATAAGCGACTTATAAATCCGCTTGCCCTCGCAAACAACCTCGTCGCCGTAAACCGGGATGATCGGGATGTATTTGCCCGGCCATTCGACCGTTTCCAGCACTTCCGCGCCGCTGAGAATGTATTGCGTGACCTTTTTGGTCTTGACCGTGCGCGGTTCGCCCACCGGGGTAACGCCAAACTGCGCCAGCATCTCGATTGACGGATCGTCGGCCTTTAGAACAGAGCCGTCCGACATGGCCACAATCTGGCTTTCAACGTCCTCGCGGTGCCAGTATTCAGCCACCAGAACATGATCGTCATCATACCAGGGGGCATCCAGTTTGGAATAGCCCAAATCATCCCAATCAACCGCCTCCGCGCCCTTGTATTGCGCCTCGAAGTCGTCCTTCAGCATGGCCTTGCTGATAAAGCAGCAATTCCAATCGCTACCGTCCACGCTATCACCATCGGGATCGGGCAGCACCGTCAACGGGTCGGCAATGCGCTCGATTACAATGTCCTGGTCGAACGTGTCGTCGCTTGTGTAAGCCGTGTTGATCCGGAAATACCCAAACCCGCCGCTCACCGCCCCGTCCGCCGCCGTGTCGTATGCAACGTCCGCATCGCTGCTGACTTCAATGTTCCGGATCAGGCCGGACATGATCTCAGCCGTTTCAGGGTCAGCGCCGCTATCAGCGGGGACCACCGTGATTGCCGGGCGGTTCTGCCTTGCCTCGTTCACAACTTGCCGGATGAACGCTTGCAGGCGCGGAATGACAAGGCAGGGCCTGCCAGTGTCCTCGCGCTCTTTCTTGATGTCCTCGGGCCACTGTTCAAGCAATTTTGCAAAGCGCACATCGTCGCGCCAAGCGTCAAGGTTATCGGACGCGGCATCGCTGGCGCGCTCGAACTTCTTGCGCACGTCGGCAAGGAAGTCGTCGTCAGTCATGCGGCGTCCTTCTTTGCTCGGAATGGGAACGTATCGCAGTCAATGCAATATCCACCGTTCTTGTGCGGTGACGCGCGTTTGTGCTGGCACTTCATGCCGCCGCCTTCACATCGTCAACGCTGAACGGGCCTACAGGCCAGCCAGCAATGTGTTTATTCAACGCGGCAATGGCTGGCGCGATATGGTCCGGCCAGATGTCCGAAGTGACCCCGACGTTAACGGTTTCCTCGCTGTCAGGGCGGCGAACACTGATCATTGTGCGCCCGTCCAGCCGGTGATGAACCCGCAACGGGCTGTTTTGATCCGTCATGCCGATGCCTTCATGTAACCGCCGCCCGGCAATGCCACCCAGCCATTGTCCAGCATCGACTGCAAAACATATGGCCGCACATGTAATTCCAGTTCTTCGATCCCGGCGCGCTGGTGCTTGCTGACAAAGCCGCCCGCAACTGTGCCGATATTGCTCAACATGCCTACGGCTTTCAGGAGGGCTTCGCGGTCAGTCATGTGCTTTGTCAGTCCGTAGCGGATAATGCTGCGCGTGCGAATAAAAAGCTTCAATTTCGCGCTTGAGGTTTTTCATCGAAACATTGACCTCGCCATTCGGCCATGCCTTGCTTTTCGGAAGGTTTAACTTGCGGACGTTTGCCATATTACCTCATCCAGCCTCCCGCCCTGTGTGCCCGCTGCACCGGCTTGATCGCCGCGCGGGGTTCTTCGTAATCGCAGCACATCAGCCCGAAAGCGTCCGCTCCGTGGCTTGCCCAATCATGTTCAGGCCCTAGCCCGATGTTCCGGTGTTCGTCCCGCTTTTCGTGATACCAGCCCAAGGCGGCTAACCCGCCCTCGCACTTGGCCTCGTCAAACCAGATCGCCGGAAACAGCTTCCGCGCCGTCTCCACCCGCTTCATTGCAGCGCCGCGCCCTTGGTTCGGTATCGTCCGCACCCGAAAGCCCGCCGCGCTGATATGATCCTCAAACCTGATCGCCGTCACCGCGTCCATCTTTGCGCCGTCATGCGGCAGGATACATTCCGCCGCTTCGTAACCGCTGGCGCGCATCCAGTTGAGGTGCGTTGCAAGGTCTTGCCCTACCGCCTCGTAATAATCCAGAACATGCACCGTGTGGCCGCTAAACTGGACAATCCAGATCGCCGTCGCGTCCCTTACCCCGATGTCCCAATATGCCTTCAAGCCCAGCGTCGGGTTGACCGGCAATTGCGTTATCCGCTTTTCCTGCCTTGCCGTGGCCAGATGCCTTGCAAAGTAGGCCCCGGCGCTAACCGTGACGTAATCGCCCTCCCAGATGTGTTCATACTGGTCCGGCTGCT